TATATTGCATCGATATGGTATTGAGGGGTTGAATAAAGTTGAGGGAATGTTTGCAATAGCATTTACTCAGGGTGATGGTTCTATCACCATTGTGAGAGATCGCCATGGAGAAGTTCCTCTTCATTATTCTCTACTTACAGGTATATTTCCATCATTCTCTTTTTGTTCAGAAATCAAAGGACTTCTTGTCATGGATGAGAATGGTCAGACCATTAAAATGTTGGAACCTGGATCATTTATCAAAGTTACATCTAATTATTCTGTAGAAGAAGGTTATTGGTATAATATTAAAGAACATATTGAAGATACGTCTGACTGGGACTTTTGTACATCCAAAACACACATAGAATTTGGTATAAGTAAAGGATCTTATGAAAGAACAATTTCGGATGTTCCTGTAGCATGTCTACTGTCTGGTGGTATTGATTCTGCTATTACTACACTTATTGCATCTAAACATATTCCAAACTTGGTGACATATACTGCAGTTTATGATGAAACATCAAAAGATTTAAGGTCTGCCAGAGAAGTTGCTAAATATTTGGGAGTTGAACTTAGAGAAGTTAGAGTTGAACCACCTACTGTCGATGATGTCGATGATGTCATCAATACTATTGAAATGTCACATAAGGCTCAGGTGGAAATTGGTTATCCTTGTATCCAACTTGCGAAAAGAATCCATGAAGATGGTTTTAAAGTAATTATGTCTGGTGAAGGTAGTGATGAACTCTGGGCATCATATGGTATGAGTTACCACGGTATCAAAGATAAGGGTTGGACTAATTATAGAATTGGTCTCTTTGGTTCACAACATCGTAAGAACTTCTCAAGATGTAATAAAATCTTTATGAGGTATGGTATTGAGTGTCGGTTACCTTTCTTAAACACTCAACTAGTTGAAACTGCACTTGGTTTGAGTCAAGATATTGTTTGGGACGGTAAGGCTAGACCTAAAGCAATTCTCCAAGAGGCCTTTAGAGGTCAACTCCCAGATGATATTGTTGATAGAAAGAAAGTAGCATTTCAGGATGGTATGGGTATCAAATCTCTTTACGAAGACATTGTAGATTCTCCAAAAACATATTATACTACACACTATAAGAAACAGTTCTCATGAAACTTCCATACAAATTACAAAATGTCTATGATGGTGAAGCTCAACAAAAGTTCACTGTCATTTCTACGTTCGCTGGTGGAGGAGGATCTTCCACTGGTTATCGTCTTGCGGGTGGTAAGATTCTTTGTATCAATGAGTTTGTGGAAGAAGCAAGAAAGACATATTCAGAGAACTATCCATCCACACATATTATTCCTGATGATATTAAACAACTGACAGGTAAAGACTTCCTGGAAGCCACCGGCCTTAAAGAAGGAGAACTAGATATTCTTGATGGTTCTCCACCATGTTCTGCATTTTCTGTTGCAGGTTCTATGTGTCGTGGTGAAGGTTCTAAACATTCTGATGGGTGGGGTAAGACTAAGACTTATTCAGATGGTAAGAAGGTAGAGAATATTGAAGACTTGTTCTTTGAATATATTCGTGTTGCCAATGAAATCAGACCCAAGGTTATCGTTGCTGAGAATGTCAAGGGTCTGACTATTGGTGAGGCTAAGACTTATTATGCTATGATTACCAATGCCTTTGAAGAGATTGGATATCTTGTTACTTCAAAGGTGATGAAATCATCTCACTATGGTGTTGGTCAAGCAAGAGAACGACTTATCTTTATTGCAGTTCGTGATGATATTTCTGATTTAGTTGGTCTGAATGTATTGACTGTATCCTCTCTTTTTCCACCTACATTATCCAAAGATACTACGATTCGTGATATTATTGATGGTGTTGAGAATGATCCTGAGAACATTAAAGGTCTCACAGAACACATGTTGAAGAGTGGTATCTATAAGAAAGTTGTCTCTAAGATGCCTAAGGATCCTAAAAAGATTCTTTCTGGTATGAATTATCATGAGAAGGGTCATTGTTTTAATACTAAGAGGGCATCATTCTATAAACCATCTCCCACACTAACTGCAAGTGGTGGTTTAATTCATTGGAACGAGGATAGAGTATTGTCTGTTCCAGAACTGAAACGTATTCAATCTCTTCCTGATGACTTTGTTTTGACTGGTTCTCATTCTCAACAGACAGAAAGAGTGGGTAGAATGGTTCCGCCTTTGATGATGAAAGCAATCGCAGAAAACATCTATAAAGAAGTTCTTTCTAAAGTCTAATATCATAAATAATGTTAATAAGAGTTGTTAGAATTAAAAACCATGTCGGATATGAGTAATCTGTACAGAGCTTATTCAGCTGTACACAGTTCTGAAATTAGTGATCAATTGAACGAGTCTAGAGATATCATCTCTGATATGGAATTTACTCAGATGAATTCTGCGGACCTTCAAGAGGTTGCAGAAGAAATCATTGAAGAGATGTTCGTTAATACTCTTACTGTTAAACAATCGAAAGAAATTGTCGAACAGATTATTAATGAAGCACTTAATGGTGAACAGTCGGAACTTAGATCTAGTAAAGTTGAGTATATTAAAGAGTCATTTGATAGAGCCTTTTATAATTGTCACACTGAAGAGAGATTTACTACGTATAGACATTCAAAGAAAGTTCAAGAGAATTTTCACAACATCTCTAATGAAGATCTTGGAAATAAGAGACTCCATGAGGCACTGATTGCTCAAGAGAAAAAGACAATCAAAGAGGGTATTCTTTCTTTGATTGAGAAGAAAACAAAAGATTCTTCTTACCTTGAGACCAATATAAAGAATATAGAAGAGAATAACGAGAAGGCCCGTAAGGGTATGGAGAATATGGGTACTACTATGAAGAGCCCTCAACTAGAAGAGTTCTCTCAAATCAGACAAGATTGGAGTAGTGCTTATTCTTCCATGTATGAGGAGAAGGGTGGTAAGTGTGAGGAGTGTGGTAAAGAGAATTGTAAAGAACATGTTGAGCTCAAGAAAGAAGTAGAAGAAGGTTACAAGGAACTTCCTAAGAACAAGATGTTCCGTAAGGCAGGTAACCTAGGACGTGAGGTTGTAAGTCCTTCTACTACTGATGAAAAGCGTCAGAAGTCATATGATCGTTCTAAGAAGATCGTCAAGACTCTCAACAAAGCAAACGAGGAAGTCCAACAGGTTGACGAAATTGTGGCACCTGTAGTTGCAGGAACTCTTGGGGCTGTAACTGGTAAGAAAGATAGAAAAGTCAAGAAGGCATTAGGTGCAGGTACTGGTGCTGCTGTTGGTGGAGCACTATTTGGTGGTCCAGTTGCAAGTGCACTTGGTGCTGTTGCTGGGGGTCTCGCTGGTGGAGCAATTTCAGATGAAGTTCAACATAAAGGAACAACATTCTCTGAAACTGAATTGAAAAAGTTTGAAGATATTGCAAATTCCTGGGTAGACTAATATCTAGGAGATCCGATGAAAGATGTATTTAAATATCTAAAGGACTCTAGAAACCTTCTAGAGTCCGCTGCCTCCGAAAAGGCTGACGAACTGGGGTATAAACACCAGTCATATAATGTTTGGCTAGATCCAAAGACGGGAAAGAAATATAAGTTTGATAATAATCGTTTTGTAGATTATGACCTTCCAGATAAGAAGGCCAAATCACCTGGTGCTCAAACAGATGCACAGAAAGAAAAGAGGACACTAAGAGACTTAAGAAAAGACGCACCTAAACCAGAACAACCACAACAGAAGCCTTCTGTAGCTGACCAATATGCCAGGAATCTTCCTGGTGGTCCTGATGAGAGTGCATTTGAATCAGGTGATATTGAAGTAATTGCCCAGATGCTTGAGCGTGATATTTATGATATTGTCACTCCTGAACAACATAAAGAATACTTGGTAAGAGCTCAACAAGAACTTGACATTTACAATCAAGAAAAACAACAAATAGCTGCCCAAGCCGAAGCAGAAGCAGCAGCAGAATTAGGATCTGAACAGGAAGCTGAAGCTCAGGCTAAGGCAGATGAACATAATAAGTTGGTAAAAGATGCAGGTGAACCAGAGAAGACAGAATCAGATTTCAGGACTATTGATAAAGTTGTAGTTGATAATCTTGAAGAAAATGGTCAAAACTTTGATGGATCGATAACTCAGGGTGACGTAGATATTGCCACAGAAGAATCTATACAAAGAGTTACTGATATTTCAAATACTGATGTAGAAGATCAAAGATTTGATGATGGAAGAGAGTCACAAAAAGAATTCCTTGACCACTATTCTAAAGACTCTGAGAATAGAAAGGGTCTTGATGCACTTAACAGTCTTGCAACGGCGAACAATAGAGAGAAAGTTGATCAATTGATGGAAGCCGTTAATAATGGAGACTACGAAGAGGAGATCAATATCACACAGAAAGACAAGAGATCTGTAAGTCAAATACTTTTGGATGCCGGTATCGATGTGAAGGATAAAGCCCAGATGGATTGTTTCAAGAATGCTCACAAAGAAATCAATAATTTTGTTGATGGTAAAGGTAAATTTAAGACTAGTGAATCTAGTGAATTAACAGGTAGTAACTTGGGACACTATGAGGCAAAACACATTGAGAAGAGAAATGATCTCTCAACTATGGACGCTGCGGGTGTTCAAACCAAAGGATTTAACTTGAGAAATGATGCTGAATCTAATATGCAATGTGTCACACCTACAATTACTGATGCTGTTTATAACTTACTGCCTAAACCAGCCAGAGATGAGTTGGCAAAGAGTGGATCACCTAAGAAATTTTATGATCCTAGAGTGAAGAACCGACAAGGAACAGCTAACCCTATTAGAGGATCAGCAGCATTACATATGTGGGTGATGCAAGATGGTAAAGATGCATATGCTGCAGCAGGTAGGAGAAGATCACCTGGTGAATTCCAAGTAGAACATATTGTCCCATTGAAATCTGGTGGTAAAGATGAGATTGAAAACTTCTCTATGCTCTTGAGAAGAGTGAATGAACCCAGAGCAGACCTTAGTTTTAAAAAGTTCCTTGAACAAGCTGCAAAAAAGGCTAATGATGTAATGGCCGATTTGAGTAATCCAAAGACTAGGGATAAAATGGAGAGGGCATATAGGTCATCAAAATTCAATGATTATCTTGCAACTAATATTGGTGGTGCAGCTTCTGTATTGTTAGGTGATGACTTGATGTCTCATGTTAATAAAACTCTTGATAGTAATCTAGGTAAGAAAGCTGCGGCACCACTTAAGGTCAAACCAGAAGACTTCAAAAAGTATCAAGAAGAACTGAAGGAGTACCTTGATAAGAATGGGTTAGATGAAAACTCTTTGGTTACAGACATGACCGGTGATCAAATGAATGGTATCTTTGATGTTATGCAAAAAAATCTTAGTGTAGATAAGTCCAAGATGTTTGAATATATGGGTAGAAACAGTATTAATAACTATGATGTTGGTGGTAGAACTGTTATCAATAAAGCAGGAGAACTGGAAAGAGGAAGAGGTGGAACTCAATCTTCTTCTGGTAACCTTACCAATATGCAAAACACTATCATGTCTGACGATAGTTTTGACCTAGAAGAGAGAAAAAGTATTCTTAAAGAAGTTAATAAAAATCATCAAAAACTTAAGAATGCTAGAAATAATTTCATTGATAATAAAGATAGTCCCGAGGCCTATGAGAACTATTTGGCTTCTACAGTTGATTCTATTGGTTATTTGATAGGAGATGGTAATTCTCCTCTCAGTCCAGACAGAAAATATGATACAAGAATGACCCCCTCTGTCAAAAACACCCTTGACGATGACGCATTAAAGGGTATAATGGGTATGATGACACTGGACTCATCATCCATCTCAAAGAGCAAAGATGCCTTCTCACCTGCCTGGCAAAAAACTCCTCTCACACCCAAGGCCAAAGAACATGTAAAGACTCTTCGTAAGATGATGGTTGATGCATATTCAAGAACAAGTGGTTTGACTCCAGAACAGATTGAAAATCCTGATAGTCTTAAAGCTGGCCAAAGAAAAAAACTTGTTGCATTAACTAGCGCTTTAGAAAACATCGATAGAGGACTTACACAATGATTGACATCGACGAACTCCCTTCAATTTTGCAAAACATCTACGACACATTAGTGATTGATGCCGATGATGTTGGTCTGGCACTGGATGATATTATGATGTATGTTGAACAGTTTGAGATGGATGAAGATATGTTATTCACTTTCATCAAAGAAAAGGTTGAAGAGAAAAAGGAATCAGATAAAGGTGAAAAGGGTAAAGATATGATAGAATCATTGAAGAGATCCCTGAAGGATGTAATGATCTGATGATAAATACTTCTATGGAATCTGATAAAAGATGAAAAGTTTCTTTAAATTTATTACAGAAGCAAGAAGTACACCTGTATCTGAGAAGGCCAAGAAACTTGGTTTAGTCAGTGATGGTAGTGGTGGATGGAAAGATAGAGCAGGTAAGATTGTTGCGAGAACAGTTGGTGGTAACCTTAAGTTCTCTGATAGAGGAACTTCTGCACCTACTACTGGTGGTGGTCAGCAACCCACTCAACAAAGAATAGAAGTTCCTCAACAGAAGAGGGTTTCTGCTGAGGAAGAACCTACTACAAAGAGAAGTAGTGGTGGTGATGATAAGGAAGGTGGTGAAAGTAAAGGAAATAATGAAGGAGAGACTGTAACCTTAGTGTTTGGTAGATTTAATCCACCAACTATTGGTCATGAAAAACTTCTTGATGGTGCTGCACAAGTTGCAGGTGGTGATGATATGAGAATCTATCCCTCAAGGTCAGTTGATCCTAAGAAGAATCCTCTGGAGACTGATCAAAAGACGGAACTGATGAAGAAGATGTTCCCAGATCATGCTGACAGTATCATTAATGATGAAAGTGTCAAGACTATTTTTGATGCTCTGAAGTTGGCAAATAGTGATGGATTTTCAAATGTCAAGATCGTTGTAGGATCTGACCGTGTTTCTGAGTTTGATAATCTGGCTCAGAAATACAATGGTGATCTCTATGATTTTGAAGAGATTGAAACTATCTCTGCTGGTGAAAGAGATGAAGATAATGAAGGAGTTGCTGGAATGTCTGCTTCTAAGATGAGAAAGGCTGCAACTGAGAATGATTTTGAAGCTTTCAGAAAGGGTGTTCCTGATATCTTGGATGATAGTGCTGTGAAAACTATGATGACTACTGTTCGTAAGGCAATGAAAGTTCAGACTGAATCTTGGAGTTTGTGGGAAATTGCTCCTAAGTTTGATTGGAAGAATTTGAGAGAGAATTATGTGACTGGTAAAATCTTTAAGATTAATCAGTTGGTGGAGAATCTGAACACAGGATTTGTCGGTAAGATTGTTCGTAGAGGGACCAATTATCTGATTTGTGTAACAGAAGATGATATTATGTTTAAGTCCTGGATCAGTGATCTCCGTGAATATGAGGAGAAGAAACCAGATACCCGTGTCGGAACTACCGGTTACTTCAAGTATGCTGCCAAGATGACTCCTGGTTTTGATAAGGGAGAGAAGAGAAATCTTCAACCTGGTGGTAAGGCATACAAAGGTCCTAAGACAAATATTCGTGAATTCATAAATAAATACAACAGTAAAACTCTTTGAGATTCATGAAAAGAAAAAATAAATTTTCGGATTGGAGAGAGGATTTGATTGAAATTAATGGTATTCCTGAAAAGGAAGCGATGAGTGATGTTGAATCTGAAAAAGAAATTACTGAGAAGAAAGTAAAGAATAAGATTGTTATTAATCCTGAAATGAAGGAAGCCTTCGCGGCAATTGGTGGTGAAGTTCTTGAGATTGTAGAACTTGATGAGAAAATAGATATCGAAAAAGCTGATATGGGTGATGTTGTTGATGACTTTTATAAGTCGGATGCTCCTCAGTTCAAAGGTAAGTCAAAGAAGAAAAGACGTGAGATGGCCATCGCTGCCAAGTTAAGTGCAGAAGATGAGATGGAAGAAGGTCATTGTATGTCAAAGACATCCATGAAGAATGAAGCAGTCTATGGTGGTGAACCTGAAAAGAAAAAAGACGCCCGCATGACTATCACCAATGCTGATAAGAAGGCAAACACTCCTGCTTACCAGAAGTTCAAGGCAGGTGACAAACGTTACAAGGCTGCTGGTCACATGGGTGAAGAAACTGAAGATTCTCTGAGAGATAAGAGAATGGAAAGAGGTGGTGTTGATGGTAATTACCGTTACGATAAATCACCAGTAGGTAATAAAAATTCTGAATATGGTAAAAAGAAAAGAGCACCTGGACCGTCAGCTTTTGATGTTGTAAAAGCTCAAATACGTGCCAAGCATGGTGATGGAGCCATTATCGATACGAAAAAGAAATGATGAATAATAAGAAATTAAAAGAGGCATTGAGGTCTAGTATTCTTTCTGACCCTAAGGCAATGAGTCAGATTGCTGATAATGATAGAAAGAATAGAGAACAGAATAATAGGATGAAGTATGGTAAGTTTGTATCCAGAGCAAAAGATGCAAAGGATAGACTAAGACCTGGTGAAGTTAAAAGATATGATAAAAAATTAAATAAGTGGGTTTCCAATAAGGATTAGTGATATATAGAGTATAGATAACCTATGAGGTTTATTATGCTCTCAATATTACTTCCATTTGCATCGAAAATTATCAAAGATGCTGTCTCAAAAATTCCTGAGAATGAAGAACTTGGTGAGAAGATGGTTGAGATCTGTCTTGTTATTCTTGCTAAAGCAGTTAAGTTAACTAAGACTGATATGGATGATCAACTTCTTGAGGTTGTATCTAAGGCAATTAAGAATAGAGAAGAATAAGAATTTAGAGATATACGGTCTCTCTTTTTTTTATAAATATTTCTATCTAACAAAGTTTATTAGGAAAAAGGCATGGCACTTTGGGGAAATAATGACAATGTGGATAGCGTAGGAACCGTTATCCTCGATTATGCTACTGGCGCTGTCACTGGATCTGGTACTTCTTTTGGTCAAACAGGATCTGCCCAGGTAGGAGATGTCCTTCGTTTTGGTACTAAGGCAACTACCTTCTTTGGTGATGCGGTAATCGTTTCTATCGCTTCAACACTTTCTTGTAGTGTCGGTTCTACTGCTGGTCTGAGTGGTGCTGCTATTGCTGGTGTTGATTTTGGAGTATCACAACTTCCAAAATATACCATTGTTGATTCACACTATAGTAAGTCTGCTACTTTGGCAAATGACTTCGATGCATTTGTATATGGTACAAGTGATGCTTCGACTGAGGCAGAATTGAATACATCTTATAAACTAACTGCTGGTGGTTGGGTTGGTATTACTACTTACAATGATAATGAAGGCACCTTGAGAGTTAAGAACGAAACTCTGGTTGCTATGTCTGGTATCACTACAGGCGGAACTGCTTATCCCACTCCTTGATAACTAATGATTTTTAATGAATTGAATGAGGGAAATTTCCTTCTCTTTGCTATTAAATATTATGAGAATCCCCAAGCTCTGACAAAGGAGGATTTTAATAAAGACTTGAACCATTTCAAGTATATTAAAAGACTCCTGAAAAGATATAAGAATAATGGTGAATTGAAGATACATTTATTGATAAATCATTTTATCATTTTGTATAATATCTTTGGTGATGCTACTACTCCCATGTTATTTTTTAAGATTGAAAGGGACTTGTGGTCAACTGTAAAGACATTTGTTATCTTTATGGACAAATTACCCGAATATCCCCATACATATGTTCACGACATTGAATTGGATCAAAGGTGTTTAGAAGAATTGGAGAGAGTTACCAATGGACAAAAACAAGATTGATAAGTTTGTAGATGCATTTCGTACAGCACTACACAGTGAATTTAGTGTCAATGAGGAAGGCATGGTGGCAAATCCTCCTGGGCAATCTGGTGGATTTAGTAGTTCTGCTAATCCCAAAGGTCCAGTAGCTGGTTATGATCCAGTTATTGAGCCCATGTATAAAAGGGATATGAAGTTGGATGGCAGAAACAAATATGTTAAAAAGGCCATCAAAGATTTGATGGATAGACAGCAGAAGAGAAAAGGTAAGAAGGAAAAGAAAAAAGCATTGGAATTTAATCCATACTTTAAACCATTCAATGGATGAGGTAAAGGTAGCAATAATCGAACAAAAGCTTGACGATCTTAAGCCAATTATCGTCAAGCTTGATAATGCAATAGAGAAATTGAGTGAGGTAAATATATCAGTTGGCAGGATGCTTGCTGTTCATGAAGAACGAATATCGAAACATGAAGAGGTTGACATTATACTCTTTGCAAAAATTGACAAACTCCGTGATAAAATGGACACAGATAATGACGGTGTGCTACAAAGACTTCGTGGACTAGAGAGGAGAGTTTGGATGGTAGTTGGAGCGTTGTCAGTCATTTCGTTCATTCTGTCGCCAATGATGGAAAACATGTTGACATTTCCACAAGAACCTCTTACAATGGAAAGAGGTTCCTCCTAATGGTTAATGGATTTTATTGATGTTAAATATATTCAACTTATATCATCCAGACTCCAGAAGTTCAAAAAGATAAAATCGTATCTATATAACTGTCGCTGTCCAATTTGCGGTGACTCTCAGAAGAACAAGAGTAAGGCCAGAGGATACTTTTACCGTGTGAAGAATAATACCAATTATAAGTGTCATAACTGTGGATTGAATATTTCATTAAATAACTTTCTGAAACAGTTTGATGAACCCACTCACAAAGAGTATATCTTTGAGAAGTTTAAAGGTAATTATACAGGAAAGAATTTTTCAACAGAACAACCTGAAGATATATTTAAAAGGGTCGAAAGTTCCAAACCCGAATTCAAGAGAAAGGTAGAGATAGATCTTCCTACTGCTTTTGATGTTGGTACATCTAAACACTATCTTCACAGTAGAGCCATCTTTGAGGGGAAGTTTTATTATGCAGAAAATTTTCAAGAGTTTGTAAATACTCTTAAACCCGGATCATTTACAAATACCAAATATGGTGAGGAGAGGATTGTGATTCCTCTTGTTAGGGATGGTAAACTTATTGGTATTCAGGGAAGAGCCCTCTCTTCAAACCCTGTTAAATACTTAACCATCATGTTGAAAGATGATGAACTCAAGGTCTATGGTCTTGATAGAATTGACAAGGAGAACCCAGTTTATGTTACCGAAGGACCATTTGACTCCACTTTCTTATCCAATGCTATTGCTATGTGTGGTAGCGATGTTGACCTCAGCAGTTTGGATTATCAATTCATATACGTCTATGATAACGAACCAAGAAACAAACAAATCGTTGATCGAATTTCAAAACAAATTGAAGATGGAGAAAGGGTGGTGATTTGGCCATCCAACATTAGAGATAAGGACATTAATGATATGGTCTTATCTGGTCATAAGGTGAAGGATCTGGTAGAGTCAAATACCTACCAAGGATTAGAAGCCAAACTTAAGTTTACAACCTGGAAGAGAGTATGAGCAACGGTATTAAAGTCAACAAAAGAAATGGTCAAGTTGAGAAATTAGACCTAGATAAGATGCATCTTATGGTTGATGAGGCATGTAGGAATCTAGCCGGAGTGTCTGCATCACAGGTGGAAATGACTTCTGGGATCCAATTTTATGATGGTATTACTACTGATGAGATTCAAGATATTCTTATACGTAGTGCCAGTGATCTAATTGATTTGGAACATCCCAACTATCAGTTTGTTGCCGCACGTCTTCTTCTTTTCGCACTTCGTAAACAAGTCTTCAAGAATAAGAAGGGTGATGCCCCTACCTTGAAAGATCATATTGAGAAGTGTGCATATCAAGGGACTTATGATAAGCAAATATTTGAGAAGTACTCTTCAGAAGAGATTGAGAAAGTAGATGGATATATTGATCACGGTCGTGACTTTTTGTTTACATATGCCGGACTTCGTCAAGTAGTCGATAAATATTTGATACAGGATCGTAGTGGTGGAGAACTATTTGAGACTCCTCAGTTCATGTATATTATGATCGCTCTTACAATTTTCCAAGACTATCCTAAGGAGACCCGCCTCGATTATGTTAAAAGATACTACAACGCAATCTCCAAACACAGACTCAACATCCCAACACCGATCATGGCAGGAGTCAGAACACCACTTAGACAATTTGCTAGTTGTGTTCTTGTTGATGTTGATGACTCCCTCGACAGTATCTTTAGCTCTGATATGGCTATCGGCAGGTATGTTGCACAGAGGGCGGGTATCGGTATCAACGCAGGTAGAATCCGTGGCATCAACAGTAAGATTAGAGATGGAGAAGTTCAACACACAGGTGTTATTCCCTTCCTCAAAAAGTTTGAATCAACTGTCAGATGCTGCACACAAAACGGTATCAGAGGTGGATCAGCTACTGTCCATTTTCCTATCTGGCACAAAGAAATAGAAGACATTCTCGTACTTAAGAACAACAAAGGTACAGAGGATAATAGAGTCAGAAAACTTGACTATAGTATACAGATTTCAAAATTATTTTATGAACGATTTATCTCTAACGAGGACATTAGTTTATTCAGTCCTCACGACGTACCTGGGTTGTATGACGCTTTTGGTGGCGATACCTTTGACGAACTCTATACTCAATACGAGTCCGACGAATCAATCCCTAGAAAAACCATTGGAGCACAAGAATTAATACTTGATCTTCTAAAAGAGAGAGCAGAGACTGGTCGTCTTTATATTATGAATATTGATCATTGTAATTCTCATTCCTCCTTTAAGGATAAGGTGTATATGAGTAATCTTTGTCAAGAGATTACACTCCCTACATACCCTATCAATCATATTGATGATGAGTATGGTGAGATTGCTCTTTGTATTTTATCAGCAGTTAATGTAGGTAAGATTAATTCTGATAAGGAGTTGGAGGATCTTTGTGACCTTTCTGTCCGTGGACTGGAAGAATTGATAGACTATCAGGAGTATCCGGTCACTTCTGCAGAGATTGCCACAAAGGCCCGTAGATCCCTTGGAGTAGGGTTTATCGGTCTTGCCCACTATCTGGCTAAGTTGGGTTATGATTATGACAGTCAAGAGGCCTGGGACGCAGTCCACGGTCTCACAGAATCATTCCAATACTTTCTTCTTAAGGCGTCAAATGAACTTGCAAAAGAGAAAGGACATTGTGAATACTTTGGTCGTACTAAGTATGCGGACGGCATCCTTCCTATTGATACATACAAGAAGGATGTGGATGAAGTTTCATCACAGGAGTTACAACATGATTGGGAGAGTCTACGATCAGCTATCTCCACCTACGGTCTTAGGCACTCAACACTGTCTGCTCAGATGCCATCTGAAAGCAGTTCCGTTGTGTCAAACGCAACAAATGGAATTGAGCCACCTAGAGACTATCTGTCCATTAAGAAGAGCAAAAAGGGTCCGCTTAAGCAGATTGTCCCGTCTTACGGAACTCTTAAAAATAATTACACTCTTCTGTGGAACATGGCTAATAATCATGGTTATATCAATGTTGTGGCCGTGATGCAGAAGTTCTTTGACCAAGCCATCTCTGGTAATTGGTCTTATAATCCAGAGAATTATGATAATAATGAAGTACCTGTCTCAGTGATGGCGAATGATTTATTAACCACATATAAACTGGGTTGGAAGACTTCATATTATCAAAACACCTATGATATTAAGACTGATGATGTTCAGGAACCATCTCATCCAATGGGGTGGCATGATGATGTGCCAGAAGGGCAGTCTAAGTTAAATAGTTTACTTGATGAATTGGAAAATGCTGAAGAGGGGGAGTGTGAGTCCTGTGCAATCTAATATTAAAGGAATGACTGTCTTCAATACTGAAGATGTGGATACCAAGAAGCAACCAATGTTTTTTGGTAAACCACTTGGTGTGCAGAGATATGATAGTTATAAGTATCCTGCATTTGAGAATCTAACAAAGCAACAACTAGGATATTTCTGGAGACCTGAAGAAGTTTCTCTTCAGAAAGATAGAGCAGACTACCAAACACTTAGACCAGAACAGAAACATATCTATACTTCTAACTTAAAGTATCAGATTATGTTAGATTCTGTTCAGGGTCGTGGTCCTAGTATGGCATTTCTTCCTTATTGCTCACTTCCTGAACTAGAAGCATGTATGGAAGTTTGGGGATTCATGGAAATGATTCACAGTCGTTCTTATACTTATATTATTAAGAATGTGTATCCTGACCCCAGTGATATTTTTGATCACATTATAAATGATCCTCGTATTCTTGAAAGAGCCTCTAGTGTGACAGAGTCTTATGATGATTTCATCAACAGTGCTCAACTATGGGGTACAGGTAACATGTGGAAAAATGAATTTAGGGATTCACCTTCATCCAAATGGGAAATAAAAGATCTCAAGAGAAAACTCTACAGAGCAGTTGCAAACGTTAATATTCTTGAGGGTATTAGGTTCTATGTTAGTTTTGCTTGTTCTTTTGCTTTTGGTGAACTTAAACTCATGGAAGGTTCATCCAAAATTATCTCTTTAATTGCAAGAGATGAGAACCAACACCTTGCAATCACTCAAAACATAATGAATAAGTGGAGAGATGGTGATGATCCTGAAATGGTAGAAATTGCTAAAGAAGAAGAAGAGTGGGTATATGCAATGTTTGATCGTGCGGTGAATGAAGAGAAGAAGTGGGCCGACTACCTATTCAAAGATGGTTCAATGATTGGTTTGAATGATGTTCTTCTTCAGAAATATGTTGAGTGGATTGCAAATCGTCGTATGAAGGCTATTGGTTTGAAACCCACTTATGATGTTGCTGCAAATAATAATCCTCTTCCTTGGACACAACATTGGATTAGTAGTAAAGGTCTTCAGGTAGCTCCACAAGAGACGGAAGTCGAATCATATTTGATCGGGGGGATTAAACAAGATGTTAAAGAGGATACTTTCTCTGGATTTAAACTCTAAAAAAGTTGATGCCAAGAGACAGGATGATTGGTGGTTTCATGAGGAACCACTAAATACTCCAGATACAATGGCTAAGTGTGTGATTACGAAAATCCCTGGATTTATAATGGCAAAGTTTTTAACTCTGATAATATTCTCGACAACTTTGGTTTTGTTTATAACATTACCAATCTCAAGAACCAACGACAATACATTGGGCGAAAGTATTTTTGGCAGTTCAGAACTCCAAAGGGAAAAAAACGAAAAGTAAAATCAGAATCAGATTGGAAAAAGTATTATGGGTCTTGTCCTGAACTTAAAGACGACGTTACAAAATACGGACAAGAGTCTTTTAGTAGAGAGATCCTTTCACTCCACGGATCTTTAGGTAAAGTAAATTTTGAAGAGACCCGTCAGTTATTTCTACATGAGGTCTTGTCACAAAAGTTGACAGATGATATGCCACTATATTATAATTCCAACATCCTTGGTCGTTATTATCGTAAGGATTATTTTAACAAGTAAATTAATTTTTGATTAATGATTAAGAAAATTTTAATTGGGTTGGTAAGTTATTCTCTTCTTGGTGCAGCAGTATGCGTTGCACAATCATCCCTTGAGAAAAAATCTAACCAAACCACAGAAAATTCAATAAAAGTAAAACGATGGACTTGTCCTACCTGTACTGAATCTGAACAAATAGTTCTTCAGAAACTTCAAGAACGTACTAAGATTAGTGATCGTAATTCCCTTTCTACCATTATGGGTAATATTAAACAAGAGAGTGATTTTAAGTCTAATATTTGTGAAGGTGGTGCAAGGGTTAATTATGACCAATGTCATCGGGGTGGTTACGGATTGATTCAATGGACCACTATTGGTCGTTACAATAACCTTGGAAAGTTTTGTAAAAATTATGGGTGTGATCCTAGTTCACTAGAAGGTCAGACTCGTTATATGATTAATGAGAATATTTTCCAGACACAACTCCCTTACTTTGAGGGTAGTGGGCAGACTGTTAGTTACTATATGAATGCTGCTTACAGTTGGTTAGGTTGGGGTATTCACGGAAATCGTACTAATTATTCTTATGATTATGTTCACAAACTTGTATACGAATGACTAAACAAATTAAGTCTCGATTGGGTAAAATTCTTACTGGTAATAAGATTAAAATAAAGATGAAGAATTCTATTAGGATTAAAACCAAGAAGAAGAATACTATTAAGGAACAGGTATTTTATAGGTCAATACCAGCACCAATCAAGATTCCTGATGATCCTTGGTTTAGTTGTACAACAAATACTGAAAAGAGGTTTGACATTTCACCCGAAATGGATTATAATACACAAGTTAAGATGGTACATCCTCATTCTGGTGAGTCTCCAACCATACATCAAGATATGTATGAGGAGGCAACAAAGAATTGTACTTCTCTACAGGCTCAAGGAGGTTCTGAGACCTTCCAAGAATGCCCAGGAGGTTGGAATTCTGGAACTGGTTATAAGTAGTTTCTCTCTTGACTGCGGTAATCCCCTTGGTAGTTTAGGATTAGCGGCGATAGGAACTACCACAGGGGCTCATAGTTAAACGGATATAACTACGCTCTTCTAAAGCGTTATTCTAGGTTCGATTCCTAGTGAGCCTGTTGTGACATAGTGGATCTTATTTTTTCTAATCGACAATGAAACCATTTAAAATTCTTACGGATGATTATTTTGTAGGGAACTTTGGATCTGTTGAAGCAACTGATGATGTTTTAAAAAATTGTAAGATAAATTTTCCTGATGATGATATCCTAAATCCTGGTGGACTTGGTAGTGCTGGGGTTGAAGACCATAGTATTAGAAAATGCAAGACCAAAGGTATTAGTATAAGTCAAGTCAACTTTATTGAACAAGGACTGAGAAACACTATCAGGTATATTAATGACATGAAGTGGAAAATGGATCTTAAACATAAATGGGAGTCATCTATACAATACACTAGGTATATTGGTAAGGGAGATTTTTATGGTTGGCACAAAGATAACTCTGAACCTACAAGTAGTATAGGTCATAGAAAAATCTCTATTGTATATTGTTTAAGTTATGAGAAAGATTATACTGGTGCAGAGTTTGAAATAAAGGCAAGTAATGGTAATATATACAGAAGAAAGTTTAATTATGGAGACTTTATTGTCTTCCCTTCAGATAAACTACATAGAGTGAATCCTTTAAAGTCTGGAAGCAGAACAACTTTAGTTGGTTGGTACATGTAGAGTCCATTTATCATATAGATATTATGAAAAAAATTATTACCACATTGATTTCATCACTGATGCTTACCAGTCCAGTGATGGCTGATCCTGAAGTTAAGGGTTGGAAGACATATGATTCTATGGGTTGTATGTTACTTGGAGAATGTACAGACAATGTTCAACAAGTCAGATCAATTAGAGACATTCAAAAATATTATCATAGTTCTAACTATTCTGTTGTTTCTTCTGAGTTTAATTCAATTCTCAGGTCCCTTGATAGAGTCGGAGTTAAAGTATTTTTAGCAGATGAGAAATATTTTCCGTCAGGTCACAGAGGGGCGTATCATACAGTCAGTAATACCTTCTTTTTAAATACCAATTTCATGCACGAACAAGGTATATTGATGAGTGTAATGAGACATGAAGGATGGCATGCTGCACAGGACTGTATGGCAGGAACAATTGATAATAGTATGATTGCTATAATTCTTCCAGAGGAAGAGATTCCTGTCATTTGGAGAGTGATGGCAGAGAGAACATATCCAGAATCAGCAGTACCATGGGAAGCAGAAGCAGGTTGGGCAGGTAGAACAGATGATGTAACTGCAAAGGCACTTGAAGCATGTGCAGAAGGTAACATGTGGGAAACATACTCACCAACGCCTTTAACAAGAAAATGGTTAGTTGAAAATGGATTTATTAAATGATTAAAGATTTTACTTTAGTTAAGAGGGTATACTATCATGTTGGCAGTAAGATGCAAACAATGCAACACTGAGATTCGTAGTACTAATAAACCAAAGTCCTGCGGATGTCCTAATATGATGACAGTCACTGGAGAAAACATTACTGCTGTTGACTTAAATGATGTTGTTATGATAAATTTGAATGAAAATACCAAACAGAAAAATGTTTTGTCTTCTCAAGATTTGATGTATCAGGAACAGAGAAGACATCGTAAGGTTCGTAAATTGGATTTTGAAGTTCGTTAATGACTATTGAAATGGATAAAGAGATAGTCTATACTAAGACTGAAGTTGATCGTCTTATTGCTGTTGTCAAACATGAGGTTATTGAAGAAGCAAGAGAGATTGATAGGGCTTCTATGGCTAAGCACAACTGGGATGCTACTATTATTAGTATGATTCTTGGATTCATTGCACTGTCTTTATTTGTTGATGGGTTGTTAAGGATACTTGGCATCATTCCACCTTTCATGGATTTGGATGTGGATATTATTGATGTTATTGTGGAGAGGGTAGAGAATGATCTTATTCCATATATCTCTAATAATCTACCAGGAATATAGGTAGATTATTAGTGAAAAATTACACACTCAACTTACATACATATATCAACAATGAAATTTTACACCGTGGAAGAATTTCAAAAACATTGGGATCAGCTGATTACAAACGTTGAAAGTGGAGAGATTATAGGTATAACAAATGGAGAGGAGACGGCAATATTAACGACAATGGAAGAAGAATTTGAAGAAGAACTTGTGAGGATTTATACTGAGCACAATGATGCGTCGTAAGAAGAATAAGTCATACAAGAGAGTTACGGACAACAGAGAACCAATTGTTATTGAACATTCTAAAATATGTTATCCATCAGGACCAAAGAAACAAAAACTTGTAGATGAAGCAGATCCTTCATATCCAGGTATTGTTATACAATATGATAATGGATATTATCTGATAGAAGATGGAGTTCATAGAATAACAAAACTTCAACAACAAGGTGTCTATGAGTCACTGTTTTATGTGGTCACAGTGGGCGAATACAAAAGTGGCCTAGTAGAAATGATATGTGGCTCTAACTCTGTTACATTAGGAGAGTGGAACCACAATAAACTAACTCCACAACCTCATTGAGGTAAGGGGGGTTTAGCAATCTGGTTGAATGCAGCAAGCTCATAACTTGCCGAAGGTGGGTTCAATCCCCACAACCCCCATTGACACTTCAGTGTCATTCCCTTATAATACTAAGGTCAACAAACGAGACAATGACTATTACTTCTAAGTTCAAAAAAGATCTTCAAACCCTTCGTGGTGCTGTAAATGGCGAATTTTTCCTGGACGTAAAGAATCCGAAACTTTTTAAAAAGGTTCGTAAGTATTATGAAAATAGTGGAGTAGTATTCTCTGGTGATCCTCTGGATGACTATGACATTCTCATCGACTGTATCGCAGAAGATCTAGAGACTGTTGAAGTTGGATAATATAGTAAAAAAACCGTGGGGATCATATAAGGACTTGGATAGGAATCCCTTTCAAGTCATTAAACTCATAACGATCTTTCCTAATCAAAGATTCTCTCTTCAAAAACATCAGAAGAGAGAAGAGTTCTGGCACATCTTGTCTGGAACAGGGATTATAACTTTGGACTCTGAAACCAAAGAGGTTAGACCTAAAGATCATTTTCACATTTCCGTAGGAATGATTCATAGACTTCAAGGTGGTATTGAAGGGATTAAGTTTCTGGAAATCCAACAAGGAGAATGTGAAGAGACTGATATTATCAGAATTGAAGATGATTATAACAGAGTCACGGAAGGACTATAATAGAGTCAAATCCCATGGTTTCATGTTTCCATTTAAAGAAAAAGTTTAGTTACTAATCTTTGGGAAATGTGGTATGGGTATATAGATACCATGTAGAGTTTTAAACTAGTTTATTATGACTGATGCACCAACCAAAGTTAAAGGTAGTTTATATAAACCACCAGTAGAGCGACCAGAAGATACACAGATTTCTCTTGCTGAGTATATTGAGGATGCTAAGGTACGATGGCAGATACATTTGTATGAGTGGAATGAATTTACCATGGATATACTTGTACCATTTGCTAAGACAACAGTATCTTGGTCTAAGATTGCTGTTGATAGAGTGAAAGAAGCGTACCATAGTATGGACAGTGGTACTACTGAAGTCAAGACAGATGATACAGCGGTATAATGGGAGGACTTCTACCAGAAGTCCCTCTCCTTTACTAAATACGGTTAGTTACTAATTTTAAGAAAATGAAAGGTACATCAGGCAAGTCTTCAAGTGGAGCATCTATGTCAAAGTATGATGTAGAAGTTGAAGAAAGACTTAAGGTATTGGAAGCGGCAGTAGCAGCACTCCAAGCACAACCATCCGGTGGTGGTGGAGATGTTTCAAAACTTATTGATAGACTGAATGAGTTTCCCGCTATCACACAGTACTGTACCAAAGATTCAGATGGTGTCAGAAGAATAAAACTCTGATATAATATTGAAAGTAAAACCAAAAAAAATTATGAGTGATAATAAAAAGACAGCACTAGTTCTTGGTGCTGGTGGATTTATTGGTAGTCACATGGTGAAGAGACTACGTTCAGAAGGTTACTGGGTTCGTGGAGTTGATCTCAAAGAACCAGAATACGGTGAAACAGAAGCAGATGAATTCATCGTTGGTGACCTTCGTGACGTAGATCTTGTCAGTCGTGTGATTCGATTCAAAGGGTATTCTGGTAATTTTTATGCCAGTGTTCCTGAAAGATACATTCTTCCTTTTGATGAAATCTATCAGTTCGCTGCTGATATGGGTGGAGCAGGATTTGTATTTACTGGTGAGAATGATGCAGATATTATGCATAACTCCGTGACTATCAACTTGAATGTTCTTGACGAACAACGTAAGTTTAATGAGTCGGTAGGAAATAATACTAAGATTTTTTATTCTGGATCTGCATGTATGTATCCAGAACATAATCAATTAGATCCTGATAATCCAGATTGTCGTGAAGATTCTGCATACCCAGCTGCACCAGATTCCGAATATGGATGGGAGAAATTGTTTAGCGAACGTCTATACTTTGCTTACAATCGTAACCATGGGATCCCTGTTCGTGTTGCTAGGTATCATAATATCTTTGGACCTGAAGGAACCTGGGATGGAGGAAGAGAGAAGGCTCCAGCTGCTATCTGCCGGAAGGTTATTAACCTCCCGTCACAAGGTGGAGCAATCGAAGTGTGGGGAGATGGTTTACAGACTCGTTCCTTCTTGTTCATTGATGAATGCATCGAAGCGACTAGAAGGCTGATGGATAGTGACTTTATGGGACCAGTTAATATCGGTTCTGAAGAGATGGTCACTATCAATGAATTGGTAGATACTGCTGCTAAGGTTGCTGGTAAAGACGTTCAAAAGATTCATATTGACGGACCTCTTGGAGTTCGTGGTCGTAACTCAAACAATGATCTCATCCGTGAGAAACTTGGATGGGACTATTCACAGACTCTAGAAGAGGGTATTCGTAAGACATACAACTGGATTTCTCAACAAATTAATTTAAATGAATAAGGTACCTTTATTTGGAACACAATCTTTAAACTCAATAACAAATCTAAAAAGATTAATCGAATCAATTGATTATCCTGTAGAAATTTTATCTATTGTTATCAATAATGAAAATGTTAATTTCTTTTTGGATATGTTAGAGTATTCTAAAAATGAAATTGATAAAGATCTTATTGAGAAGGTTGATATTAGTTTTCATCCTACCAATTTAGGATGTCCAGGTGGATGGAATTATCACTTTACATCGTATCCTCAGTGTGATTATTTCGTCAAAGCTGATGATGATGTAATCTTCCATCCAGGAGGATTAGAAAAGATGATCAAAGGATTAGATGAATGTGATATTCTTTTTCATAACGAATCAAATACAAAATATGCTTGTTTTGCTTTGAAAAAGAAAGTTCTTAAAGAAGTTGGATTGTTTGATACTAATCATTACCCTTGTAACTATGAAGACGCTGATTATGAAAAACGTTTGAGAGGAGTGAATGTAGGGATGTTTAATGAAGAAATAACATATCATCATCCATGTGGAACTAGTAGAAATATGTCGAAAGAAGACCATGAAAAATATCTTCAAAAGTACATAATCACCACAGAAGAATATCACAAGAAAAAGTGGAATGGTGAATTTGGAGACCCATTAAACTGGAATTATAATTTTGATTATAGAGAAAACAAAGTTTTGAGATTTGGTGATTACAAATGAAGACATTACAAGAAATTCTAAAAGAACATAACCTGAACATTACGGATAATCCAGATTATGGGACAGACAAGGGAGAACCAAAGTCATTCGTCGATGGGTTCTATCGGGAGAAGTTTGAACCACTGAGAAACAAGAAAATCACACTGGTTGAGATTGGTGTTCGTTCTGGAGCTTCTTTGAAATTGTGGAAGGAGTTCTTCTCTAATAGAGCAACGATCATTGGTATCGATAACTTTACTGATTTTAATCAACACAAGATACCATATCATGAGGAATGGTTATCTGATGGTGTTCAGTTCATCGATGCTGATGGATACACTCAAGAGACTGTAGATAAGATCGATGGTGGTATTGATATCCTCATCGATGACGGTCCTCATACTCCTGAGAGTCATCAGAAACTTCTAGAATTATATCTTCCCAAAATGAATAAGGGTGGATATATTGTCATCGAAGATATCTCATATAATCCAGATGCTATCTTCTCATCTGTCCCAGAGGAACTTCAAGACGATGCATATGTCTGTGACTTTGGTGGATACGACGACAGATTGATAATTATTCCCACTTAATTCTATGAAGATCTACGATTGTTTTATTTTCCACAATGAAATCGAATTGTTGGAATTGCGTCTGAACATCTTGAATGATGTTGTTGATAAGTTTGTCATCATTGAAGGTGATACAACCTTCTCTGGTGTTAGGAAGGAGAGTAACTTTCTGAAGAACAAGGAAAAATTTAAACAATGGGAAGATAAAATCATTTATGAATTTGTTGAAATCCCTGACTACAATGTTTCATGGGACAGGGAGATCTTCTCTAGAAATTATTTCTTGAAACTCCCTATCTTTGAAGATGAAGACGTGTTGATATCGAGTGATCTGGATGAAATTCCTAATCCTGATGCAATTGAACAGGTAGAAGACTGGATGGAAAGTGATACTCACTTTACTTTCCGTATGAATTTTTACATGTATTACTTGAATAATTTCAAAACATCAGAATGGTTTGGATCAAGAGTTGCTACTTATGGATATTTGAAAGATAAGACTGTTGACGATCTTCGGGAAGCCACTGAAGATGAAAATAAAATTAGTGGACCTATCATTGATGGTGGAGGATGGCATTTCAGTTACCTGGGTGGTGAAGAAATGATCCGAGAGAAGATTGAGTCTTTCTCTCATGTAGAACACAATAATGATTATACAAAATCAAATATTACTAGTAATCTTGAGAGGAATGTAGATCTTTTTGGTAGAAATTATCAACCATATAAAGTGGTTAGTATGGAGAAAGATGAATATCCAGAGTATCTCCTAAACAATATTGAAAAATACTCACACTTGATTAAAGATGTTAGCAACTGAAATTCTTAGAGGTCAGGGTATTGGTAATCAACTATCCTGCTATGTAACTGCGAGGTCTATCGCTCACACTAGGGGACTAGACTTTGGTGTCAAGGACACTGGTTGGAGTGGAGATAAGAGGTATAATCAGAGTGGTTTTTATTGGTTTGATCTTGACTGGGGACAAGAAGTTCCAGATGGTTTAGATGTTTATTATGAAAAAGAGGTAAGAAAGAAACTCAACACATGTCATCATGATATGACTATTGGGTGTGATGTTAGAGGTTATGACCAGGGACTCATAGATGTTCCTGACAATACTATAATCTTTGGTAACATGCAAGATGAAAAGTACTTTCACCATAACAAAGAGTTAATCAAAGAGTGGTTAAAGGTCAAGGAAGAGTATGATACATATGAATACATGGACGATGATGTCTGTGTATTAAATTATAGAGGTGGTGAGTATGTTGGATTTGGTGAGTTGTATTTGACCAGAGAATACTGGTTGAACGCTATGGAAAACATGACAAAGATTAATCCAAACATGAAATTTGTCGCCATTACTGATGATGTGAAGGCATCACAGGACATGTTACCAGAGATTCCAGCTTATCATTTCACTGTTGATAAGGATTATGCTATCATTAAAAATTCAAAACATGTGATTCTGTCCAATTCTAGTTTCCCATTCTTCGCTGTATATACTAGTGATACCATCGAAAACATTATTGCTCCCAAGTACTGGGCTAGACATAATGTATCTGATGGATATTGGGCAATGTCACAGAACATCTACAGTGGTTGGACATATCAAGACAGAGATGGTAATCTATCAACATCTGAGGAGTGTGTAAAAGAATTGAAGAAGTACAATGGATAAGGTTTTGATAGTATCGAATCACAACTCTGATCTTGAATGGTTGAGTACCACATATGATTATGGTTTCTCTCCTGAGAACACAATCATCTATGACAGAAGTGATGAGGTAAAGGACTGGAGTCACCTTGGTGAAAGTATTCGATCCCCCAATGTTGGTGAGAATATCTACGATATTATGAGATATATCGTAGAACATTATGATAGTCTCCCTGATATTTGTATCTTTATCAAGGGTAATATGTTCCAACGTCAAATGGGTGGTGCAGAGTATTATACAACTTATGATAGGTTCTGTCGTGCTCTAAATGTTGAATATTTCTTGCCTATCGAACGTTTTCACCAAAGCACATATGTGGTTGTTAATGGTGGTGGATTCATTGAACCAAATTGGGAACCAAAATCTTGTCCAACAATTTATTCAAGATATTTTTCTACAATTCCAGAGATGATTCAAAAGTTATTTGTAAATCCACCAAACTTTTCTTATAATAGATTCGCTCCTGGAGGAAATTATGTTGTTCCTAAGGGAAACATTTTAAAATTTAGTAAACATTTCTACGAAAAATTAAAATCTTATGTATCATATGAACCTCCTGAAGGATTTCAAAGTACTTCTGGTGAATCATACTTGATCGAAAGACTTCTTTATTTGATGTGGACAGAGGATTTGGTTGAATTATGATTTCTGTATATGGTGGTACTGGATTTATTGGTGGAGTATTTTGTGACCTATATCCCGATGAAGTTATAAAGATACCCAGAGAGTCTAGGAAACCTGAGTCGAAAGACATACTGTACCTTATAAGTACAACTTCAAACTATAATATACTTGAAGACCTGCATGTAGATATCAATACTAATTTGAATGTGTTGATGGAAACCCTTCAATATTGTAAGGATACTGATACTACCATTAACTTCATCAGTACTGGATTTGTTTATGGTCTAGATGTTATTGATGCTAAAGAGACAGATCTCCCAGATCCTAGAGGACTGTACTCGATCACAAAGAGATCTGCGGAAGAAATTTTAGTTTGTTTCTGTGAGAACTTTGGGTGTAAGTATCGTATTATTAGGCTCTCTAATGTATATGGAACTGATAAGACTATCTCTATGAAGAAAAATGTTCTCGGTTTCATGGTGAATAAGTTGAAGAATAACGAAGACGTGTGTCTGTATGAGGGAGGAATGGTCTACAGAGACTATATGCACGTCGATGACGTGTGTCGAGCCATCAAGTTCCTGATGGAACACGGAGAAGAAAACGAAATATACAACGTTGGCACTGGACATCCTATGTACTTCTATGATATTATAGGAATGGTTAGGGACACTATACCAGGATGTACCAGTGAAATTACTTCTATGGAGACTCCAGAGTTTTACGCAAAGAATCAGTCTAAGAATTTTCATTTGAATTGTGAAAAATTAATTCAATTAGGCTTTAAACCAAATATTTTATTACAGGCTGGAATTGAGAAATTATGTACCAATTGATTGAAAAGTTCATCCAAGACGCCAAGGAGATGGACGACAATGTGTTTCCATTCATGGCTAACAAGGATTGGAAACCTGGAAAGAATGTATACTACTCTGGTCCCTATTGGGATGATTTAGAAGCACAGGAACTCATCTATGGTGTCATGAAGGGTAAGTGGTTATCCTCTGGTGAGAAGGTGAATAAGTTTGAGAAGGAGTTCTCTCAGAGATTTGGGTTTGATTACTCAGTCATGGTGAACTCTGGGTCATCAGCAAACCTGGTGATGATTGCCGCACTCAAGAAATATTTTGGATGGGAAGATGGTGACGAGATCATCGTCTGTTCCTGTGGTTTTGCTACAACCATTGCACCTATTGTTCAGGCTGGTCTGAAACCAGTGTTTGTTGATATCAACTGGCAAGACCTGAACTGGAATATGGATGAGGTCTTCTCAAAGGTAACACCTAGAACTCGTGCCGTATTCTCTTCTCCTGTCTTGGGTAACGCATATGACATGAACAGACTGGTGAAGTTCTGTAATGGTAAGGGTATCCATATCATTGCAGACAACTGTGACAGTCTGGGTAGTAAGTACAAAGATGATTACCTGACTAAACATTCTATCGCTGCATCTTGTTCCTTCTATCCTGCACACCACATCTGTACCATCGAAGGTGGTATGGTATCGTCTAACATCAAAGCAATTGTAGACCTGGCTCGTAGTTTTGCTTGGTGGGGTCGTGGTTGTTATTGTGTTGGACAACAGAATCTGTTGAGTAATGGTGTCTGTGGCCGTCGTTTTGATAAGTGGTTAGAAGGATATGATGACATCGTTGACCACAAGTATATGTTCGGTCAGATGGGATACAATCTAAAACCATTGGACATGCAGGGTGGAGTTGGTTCAGTTCAACTCATGAAGTTTGATGAGATTCATAGATTGAGGAGGAAAAACAAGAAGAGTATTCAGAAGATCATTGAGACTATTCCTGGTTGTCGTGTTGTGAATGAACGTGACGATAGTGAGACAAGTTGGTTTGGTGTTCCTATCATTTGTGATGACGGTAAACTTAAACGCTCTTTGGTTGCTTTCCTAGAACAGAACAAGATCCAGACTAGGAACTATTTTGCTGGTAATATTCTCCTACATCCTGGTTATTCACACCTTGATGATGCCAAGAAGTATCCAGAAGCCAACAAGGTTCTTAACAAAGTATTCTTCTTGGGTTGTTCTCCCGTCATCACTGATGATATGATTGGATATATTACTGACACTGTGAAAAGATTCAAGAATGATTGATTTGCCTGAAGTGACACTTATTTGTGTCTCTAGTATAAATTTTGAACAGACCTTGTATGCTTTTCAAAAAAGTATGCAGGGTATTCGTTTTGGTGCAGTAAAACTAATATCAGATCAAGACCGTCCTGACTTTGAAGAAGCAGGTATTAGTGTAGAGAAGTGTCCAAAGATCACTTCTATTGATGAGTATAGTCATTACATGGTCTATGACCTACAGAAACATGTAGACACAACTCACTGTATTACTATCCAGGCTGATGGGTTTATTATCAACCCTGAGAAGTGGGATCCACTGTGGTTAGAGTATGATTACATTGGAGCACCATGGGAACACTCTGACGGGGCATACATTGACCCTTGGGGAGGACATCAGAGAGTTGGTAATGGTGGATTCACTCTCCGCTCTAAGAAACTCCTAGAGGTTCCTAACAATGCTTACGTTCACTTTGATGTGAACTGGGGTAACTTCTATAAACACATGGATGCAAACAACACGGCAGAAGACGGATGTATCTGTGTTCACAACAGACATATATATGAAGTATTAGGTTGTAAGTTTGCTCCTGTAACTGTTGCGGCAAGGTTTGCACACGAGAAACCTGTTCCAGAAACCAGAGGTATCATACCCTTTGGATTCCATTATCATCTCCCACCGGGGACTGTTTTATGAAAATTATTATTTGGGGACACTATCCCCTTCATAGTTCAACGCACGGATATATTCACGACACATATTACAAAGCTTTCACTAGTCTAGGTCATGATGTAATGTGGGTCTCTAATGAACCACACAATCTAGATTACACTGACGCTGTATTTTTTGTAGAGGACTCACAGAAGTCCCATATGCCAGTCATAAAAGATTGTAGGTACATTACTCACCATGTACCTACAGAGTATTTGACTGATCGTGGAGTTCCTTATGAGAATGTATTAAAACTGGGTAATTGTATCCGTGATACTGTTCATTTTGAAAAGATTGAAGACCTCTGTCATTGGGATGAATCAACCAGGACTCTGTATCAAACCTGGGGTACTGACCTTCTTCCTGATGAGATTGATGTTGATAATTATGAAAAGTTTGACCCATCAAGGAAGAACATCAACTATGTTGGTATGATGTATGAACAGGGTCCTTACTGGCTTGAGAGCTTTGCACACTATGCAGAGAATAATGGTAAGAAAATTCAATTATATACCCAATCAATCGAACACTCAGAGAATCGTAGATTGATTCGTGACTCCTATATCTGTCCAGATTTCAGGAGTGACTGGCATCTTCAGTGTGGTTATATTCCCTGTCGTATACAAAAGAACATCAGTTATGGTAGAATTCCAGGGACGAATTCACCATTCATCAAGGAAGCCTTTGGCGACTATGTGGTTTTTGGTGGTACTCCAGAAACTCTCTATAATAACCTTGTTCAAGCAGAGAGGAGTAGTAGTATTAATATGAGAGAAGCCATGCAGTTCATTAAGGACAAACATACTTACGTCAACCGCATTAATAATATTCTGAAATTCTTATGATTGGTTTTAATCATCTTGGTATCGTTGGAAGACTGGGTAACCAGATGTTCCAATATGCTACACTTCGTGGTATTGCACATCACAGAGGGTATGAATTCACTATCCCCGAAAGTGATTTTAAGGATGAGTGGAATGAACATCAACTCTTTGATGCATTCAATCTTCCACACTTAAAGAACAGAGGAAGAGTTTCTGATAAGTTTGTACAGGAAAGACAATTCAATTATGATTCTGAATTGGTTGAACAGTGTCCTGACGATATTAGTCTCTACGGATATTTTCAGACTGAAAAATACTTCTCACACATTGCAGACTCTATTAAAGAAGACTTTACATTCAAGAAGGATGTAGTGACAAACTGTAAAGAGGTTATGGAGGAACTGTCAGAACCTATTGCACTTCATGTTCGTAGGACTGACTATGTTGAGAAAGCACAAGACCATCCCCCTTGTAGTTTGAAGTATTATCATACTGCACTAAAACGTTTCAATGAGAAGAGACCTGTTGTTATCTTTACTGATGATGTAAAGTGGTGTAAGGAACAGGATATCTTTAAACCAGACAGGTTTATGATATCAGAGACAAACAACAATGTTTATGATCTATGTCTTATGACTCTATGTACTGATTATATCATTGCAAATTCTTCATTCTCTTGGTGGGGTGCATGGTTGAGTCAGAATCCTGATCCAGAAGTTGTTGCACCTAAGACTTGGTTTGGTTCTACTGGTTATACTGCCAAGAACAACACTGTTGATATTGTTCCTAATCGTTGGTCTAAGATCTAAAATGATTTTTGTTACTGGAGCTGCTGGTTTTATCGGTAGTAATTTTGTTCATCATCTTGTCAGTAAAGGGCATGATGATATTATAATTCTTGATAAGTTATCCTATGCCGCAAACATGGATAACTTATTTCCATTTAAATTTCCTGTAGAAGTAGTTGATCTGGTTAATAAGAATTACCTTGAAGAGTTGTTTCAAAAATATGAACCAGATATTATATTTCATTTTGCGGCAGAGTCTCATGTAGATAATTCTATTGATGACGCAAAACCTTTTGTTGATTCTAATATTATAGGTACACTCAATCTTCTTGAGTTATCTGTAAAGTATAAGGTACAGAAGTTCCATCACATCTCTACTGATGAGGTCTATGGTGCATTGGGGTATGATGATCCTCCTTTCACAGAAGAAACACCTTATAATCCTCAGAATCCTTACTCTGCATCTAAGGCTGCTAGTGATCACTTCGTAACAGCATTTGGGAATACCTATGGGTTACCAGTTATTATTACTAACTGTTCTAATAACTATGGTCCACGTCAACATAGAGAGAAGTTAATTCCTAAAACTATTACTAATATTCTTGAAGGTAAAAAGATTCCTGTCTACGGTAGAGGTCAGAATATTAGAGATTGGATTTATGTTGAAGATCATTGTCAAGGAATCTTAGATGTTTTTTATGGTGGTGGAGTGGGTCAGAAATATAATATTGGTGGTGAATGTGAGGTTAAAAATATTGATTTGATTAAAACTATTATTAATATAATGGGAGCAAGTGAGGATTTAATTGAATATGTTGATGATAGACCAGGACATGACTTGCGATATGCGATTGATAATACTAAAATTAAAAAGACATTAAACTTTTATCCTCAACATACTCTTGAAGAAGGGTTAAGAAAAACTATCGATTGGTATAAAAATGTTATGGGAGTAACTAAATGACTGAAATATCCATATGTATACCCACTTATGAGTTCAAAGGTGAAGGAGTAAAGTACCTCTCAGAGTTGTTTGACACCTTACAATCTCAGACCTTTCAAGATTTTAATATTGTTGTATCAGATCATAGTGTTGATTATGAGATTCATGACTTCTGTAAGGAGAAGAGTGAAATTTTTGAGATCATCTATGTTAGAAATGAATATAGTAGAGGAAATTTAGGTCCTAATACTAATGTAGCACTGGAGCATGGTACCGGTAGGATATTGAAAGTAGTTTATCAAGATGACTTGTTCGTGGATAATGAAGCCTTACAGAAGTTGAAAGATACTTATGATAATGGATGTAAGTGGGCATTCAATTCTTTCTGTCATACAAAGGATGGTGTTACCTTTTTTAGAGAGGTAGTTCCTAGATGGTGTGATAAAATGTTGGAGGGAAGGAATCTATTAGGCAATCCTTCTGGTATTTCATTACTTAACTCTTGTAAGATGTATATGAGTGAAGACCTAAATCTTTTGGTAGACACTGATTTGTATCATAGAATGAGAATTACACACGGTCTTCCATATATTATTGAAGATGTTCTTACAGCAACAAGAGAACATGAGAATCGAACCAGTTCTAGTAGAATAGTCTATGATTATCAAATAAATCATCCTGAGGGTGGTTGGATTGTTAATAAAGCAGAATTAGATATATTACACTCTACATATAAAGAGTTCTTTGAAGGAGGTGAGAAGTATCCAGATGAACAAATTTGATCTATCAAGGGCAACCTTTATTATCCCAATCAGAATTGAATCTGATGACAGACTGAGGAATGTAATTACTTCAGTCTGTTTTTTGTTGTCTAATTTTAAAACCCATGTTATCATCAAGGAGGTTGATAAGACCTCTGTGTTTCATGAGAAAGCACTACCACAGATCAAAGAGTTCTGTGGAGACATTGGTGATTTAACTCATGTATTTGAACAGTCAGACTCTCCTACTTTCCATAGACAGAGAGTTCTGAATGACATGATTATGATGGCAAACACAGAAGTGGTTGTTAACTATGATTGTGACGTTATCCTTCCTATTGCTTCTTACATGCAAGCATATGATAGGATCGTCACTCATCGATCTGATGTGGTGTATCCCTATGGTAATGGAGACTTCCAAATACAAGTCTTTGCTGATGATCAAGTCGTCACAAATTTTCTTGTGAGTGACTTTGACTTCAATGCCTTTAAGGGTGTATCAAAAACCTATGACGCCAAGTATGGTTTCGTTCAATTCTTCAATAGAGATGTCTATATTGAAGGTGGACTGGAGAATGAGAACTTCATTGCTTATGCTCCGGAGGATGTTGAAAGATATTATAGATACACTACATTAGGATACGGTGTTTCTAGAATCAATGATGTTATCTATCACTTAGAACATTCTAGAACTCCAAATTCATGGTTCAATAACCCATACATGTCTTCAAACAACATTGAATGGGAAAAGATTCAAAGGATGGATAAAGAAACTTTGAGAGAGTATATTACAAATCAAGATTATTTAAAGGTGAGACTCGATGATAATAAGGGATAAGAACAAATCAGCATTCAAACTAAGGAATTTTGGTCCTGTATATTGTATAAATCTCGATGATCAACCTGAGAGATGGGAGTATATGGAGGACCAGTTTAGATACTGGGACATCACAAACTACCATCGTATCTCTGCCTATGATGGTAGAGATGATGATCTAAGTGAAATTCTCAAGGGTCGTTATCCAGATATGATGACTTCTGGTGAGATTGGTTGTACTACGTCTCATTTAAAAGCAATCAAAGAATTTTATGATTCGGGTGAACCCTATGCAATCATGATGGAAGATGATTGCGAACTTGATTTGGTAAGGTTCTGGAACTTTACTTGGCAAGACTTCCACGCTAAGATTCCTTATGATTGGGATGTATGTCAGATTGCAATCATCTGTACAGGAGACATTCACATTAAGATTCATAAAAGGTTTGTGAATGAATTCTCTACAGCATGTTATATTATTACTAGGCACCATGCAGAGAAGTTAATTAGACTTCACTGTAGAGGTGATAAGTACAAATTGGATAATGGTGTTAGGCCACGTCCAGTTGCTGACGATTTGATTTACAATTCGGGCAATACTTATGCCCTTCCACTTCTCTTATACAAGACAGAGTTGGGATCAAGTATTCATCCCGATCATGTAGAGGTCTTCCATAAAGGTAATTATCAGGCCCAGATGAATTTCTGGAGTCAGAAGGGAGCACAGATGTCTATCGATGAATTGATGGAGTTTGATCCTTATTTGGGTCGGGTATCCGATCCGACACAAAATAAGGGTTGACAAAATTCAATGTCCCTACTATTATAAATACTTAACCTTTTGCTTATATCTAATTTTTGTAACGAAAGGTAACGGAGAGCTAACGATTCTCCTTTCATCTGCGGGTAACCATTCCGCAAGTAAACTAAGAGGTAAAATCAAATGATTAAATCTGTATTCGCAGCAACTGCTGCTCTGTCAATGTCCGCAGGAGCTGCCCTTGCAGGTCCATATGTTAACGTCGAAACCAATGCTGGTTGGACGGGTGATGACTATACAGGAGCTACAACTGATCTTCACGTAGGTTATGAGGGTTCTTTTGGAACCGCATCATACTATATCCAGGGTGGTCCTGCTGTAGTTGCTGTTGACGGTGTTGACACTGAAACTCAATTCTCTGGCAAAGCAGGTCTTGGTTTCCCTGTAACTGACAGCTTTGGTGCATATGGTGAACTTAGCTTCTTGACTGCTGATGACTCCGATGATCTTGGAGTTGGTGGTAAGTTGGGCGTTAAGTACAACTTCTGATATCAAGTCAGATAACATACAAGAGGGACTTATGTCCCTCTTTTTTTATGTCAAAATTAGATTAAATTGCTATATATAATTTGCCCTAAGCGGATCCAAATGAAAAGGCTTATCGCGTTCACAACACTCGCATCTACTCTAGTAGCATGTGGAGGATCTAATAGTGTTAGACTAACAGGTTCAGGTGCTACATTTCCAGCAACATTTTATCAACGTGCTTTTAATGATTACACTAACAAGACAGAAGGAGTTTTTGTAAACTATCAGGCAACTGGTAGTGGTGCAGGAGTTCGTCAGTACAATGGAGGTACAATTGACTTTGGTGCTTCTGATAAAGTAATATCTGATTCTAAAATTAAAGAACCAGTCGTACAAATACCAATGACTGGTGGAGCTATTGTTCCCACATATAATAAACCAGGATGTGATTTGAAATTAACTCAGGTACAACTGGTTCGTGTGTTCAATGGTTCTATTTCTGATTGGAAGGATCTGGGATGTGAAGAGGGTAAGATTACTGTAGTGTATAGATCAGATGGATCAGGTACTACTGCAGGGTTTACTAGTTCCCTCAAGTCATTCTCTCCTGAGTGGACTATTGGATCAGGTAAATCTGTTGCATGGCCGACTGGTGTTGGTTCTAAAGGTAATGCTGGTGTTTCTGCGACTATCAAAAATACCCCTGGTTCTATTGGGTATCTTAATTATAGTTTTATAAAACAGAATAATTTTCAACAACCTTTATTAGAAAATAAGGAAGGTAATTATGTTAAAGCAAGTGCTGAAACTTCCGCTGAGGGTTTATCAAAGATTATACTCGATGATAAACTCAGGGGTTCTAACCCTAATCCGGTTGGTGCGAACTCTTATCCTATTGTTTCGTTGACTTGGATTCTTGCACGTCCAGAGCATCCTAAAAATGATGTTATGAAGGATTTGTTTAGATATATGTTGAGTGATGAAGCACAAGACAAAGCAGATTCACTAGGGTATGTTCCTTTACCATCAGAGTTACGACAGATATCATTAGATATTATTGAAACACTTAAGTAAATCTTATAGGGGGGGGGAGGGTATTAATCCTCCTTTTTTCTATGAGTAAATGAGTATCAATACCTTGACAAAAGTTTACATATCATATATAATGTTGTAATGTTTCTTTACATAAGATAAAATGACTTCATCAACAGCTGTAGTTACAACTGAAGACGGCAACCGTCAGAACATGTTTGCTAAGGAACCACGTATGTACGTTGATCCTAAGGATGTATCCGTAACTCAAGCAGAAAGATCAGAACTTCTTAATGGTCGTGTGGCAATGCTTGGTTTTGTTGCTGGTTTTATTTCTTATATCACTACAGGTAGTTTCTTCTTTTTTGGTGCTCTGAATTTCTGATAGGTTATGGTTTCACCATAAAAAATTGTTACAATTAATACTTGACAATGACTTAAATTTTATCTACTATAACTAGTGTAAGCCTTCTATATTTTGTTGGCGTATTCCCTTTTAAAATTATCATAGATCTAATAATATGACATTCAATATCACTCTTCGTTCTCCAGACGGTTCTGAACAAACTATCGATTGTGAGGAAGATCAATACATTTTAGATTCTGCAGAAGAGCAAGGAATTGATCTTCCATTTTCTTGTCGAGCAGGTGCTTGTTCATCTTGTTGTGGTAAGATTGTAAGTGGAACAGTTGATCAGGGTGATCAGTCATTCCTTGATGATGATCAGATCAAAGAAGGATATGCACTTCTCTGTGTATCGTATCCAACTTCTGATTGTGTAATTGAAAGTGAAAAAGAGGAGGACCTTTACTGATGGAAGTATTAATGATTGCTCTTATTAGTGGGGCTATTATCGGTGCATACAAACTTACTCCTAGAAAATAATGTCTTGTGATGTTCGTACTAATATTCTGAATGCCCTTCGTGCTAATGCCGAAGGTAACATTGAGAAAGCAAAAATGAATGTAGAAGTATACCTACACAATCCTGTAGGTATCGGTGAACATCCTGATGTACTTGGAGCAATTCAAGAACAACTGGACATTATTGCACATGAAGAAGAAAGGATCAAAGTTCTTACGATTTATTTTGATACACATACGCATTGATTATGACAAATCCAAATGGTCTCTATGAAGACATGGAGAAACTTAATGACCTTTATGATGAACTTTGTTGGGGACATGATGACGAATTAGAATTTCAAATAGAATACTTAACAGATAAAGGTAGAATTGTTATTAAAAACAAAACTTTAGAGAAAAACAATGAACGAAAACACAGAGTACGTTAATTACCAAGACTCATGAATTATAATTGGATAATATTTCAATATTTTTTATTTGTTATAACTCCTTACTTAATCATTTTAGTTTTATCAAATAAAGATGATGATGATGATGAAGGTGATGATGGTGGTATAATGCAACCAATGTATGTTCCCTCAGCAAATCCAATATGATACACACATTAATAATATTCATGGCTCTCCTGAACTTTATGTTCTATCCATTGGTAATAGCAACTATAATTGCTGTTATCATAGAGCAATTGATAAGAAGGTTTGCAGATTCAGATCCTCAATCTGTTGATGATACCCGTGATATTCGTATCTCTATGGGTGTTAGAAAGTATTTGTATAGACAGGCCTGGATTGTTAATATCCTATGGTTCTTAGGGTACTTGGTGCTCATGTTTATGAATAGACAAGGACCACAACAGATGCCAGATATGATTTGGCAAGGATAATATAAAAATGATATCACCAATATATTAACGTGTAAGGGCCCTCCTCAAAAGGGCCCTTTTTCATAAATAATTTGAACTGCTTTACCAAAATGCCAGAAGAGATTAAGAAGGAAGATGATAAGAAGAAAGGTATTATTGGTAAACTTAAAGAGGTGACAGATGACAAAGAAGAACAACTCGCTATTCTTAGTACCTTTGTTCGTCTTGGTATTCTTGTTTGGAGTGGCGGGATACTCACTCTCGCCTACATTAAACTTCCTCCAGCACTTGGAATACCAGAACAAAAACTAGATCCGACTTTCATAGCCAGTGTTTTTACTGGTGTTTTAGCAACGTTCGGCGTCCAAGCTGCTAAAGGTAAAGATGGTGGAAATGGTAATGGTAATGGTGGTAATGGTAATATAACTAAGGCAGACATGGAGAGACTGATTGAGAAAGCATCTCAGACTGCTCCTACACAGACAATTAGAATTGAACAAGGACCGGTTCAACTAACTCAAGCACCACCTCAAACTGACGAAAACTATACAATGTAAGATAATAAGGTCTTGTTTAGGTTCTCTAACACTGTCTTGAAATACCCATAATAATAGTTAATAATACCTATTAGAAAAATAAATATTAGTGTTGTTGGGATTGAAAGATCATGCCCCAGGCACATTATATGGTTCAGTATTTGGATCAAACAAAACGTCATCAAAGTATTGGTGTATATGCCGAAGATGCTTTTCAAGCAAAGAAGCAAGCAGTAAACGATGTACCATATTTACATTCTCATCCTAGTTCAATTGATTGTATATTGACTGAAGAGTCTCAATTTTGTGTAGTAGTATAAATTATGATTATTCTTAAAATTCTTATCTGGGGATTAATCGCCTCGGTTTGTTTTGCATTGCCAGGATATGCATACGGTGCTGAAGTTTTTATGGGAGCAAATGGAAATCTGGTATTCGATCCAAGTGATATTAGCATTAGTGCTGGTGAGCAAGTTACATTCACTAATGGTGCTCTTCCACCACATAACATGGTAGTCATTGACCATCCAGAACTATCGCATCCAGACTTAGCATTTGCTACTGGAGATAGTTTTGATGTTACCTTTGACACTCCTGGTGATTATGAAATTCAGTGTGAACCTCATGCTGGTGCTGGTATGAAAGGAGTGGTTCACGTATCATGATATTACAATTTGCACACCTCATTGGCGAACATACAAACTTCTTGATAGTAGGAAGTAGTCTTATGTTGGCTCCTTTTTCTTTTTTCTGTATAGACTCTATGAAAAATCCTCATAGATATCAGGGTCACTGATACAGATAATTTTATTTGGAAAGTATTTGGTCATAAATATTGATAGAAAAACTGGGTACCTTTTACAAGTAAGAATAAATGAACACTTTGATGATTCCTAAGATCAATCTTGTATTGATAGGGTGTTTGTTACCATTAGGTTTAATAATTGTTATTCTAAAATTGTCAGTTTGGGTGTCAGCTGCTAATACTGAACGGATTTATGTCAGAAAAGAACCTCTACGAAAACGAGGACCCTTTGTGGAAAATCCGTATGCAGACGTTGATGAGAAAGAAGAAGAGTATGGAGATAG